TTTACCAATGGTTCTACGGTCGATACATCATGAAAATCATTTCTATAGTGAGTTCGAGCATAACTTTCTTTTACTAGATGCCCATCTTTTTTTCTATATACAATATATTCTTCTTTAACAACATCTGTTTTATCAGATTTAAGTGCTTGTGTAAAAGGTCCTTCGTTCATGTTCTGCTACCTCTTAGTGCAAAGTATAATCCACCTACCCATAAGAATACGTGTAAGTTATCATACAATATAACATCTAATAAACTTGTTGGTTGTCCTATCCATATAACTCCAGTAGCAATACAACATATTGTGATACCAGAGAATCTTGTTAGTAGATCTCCTGCATCTTGAATCCAAACAAACCAGCCTGCTATTTTAGAAACTAAAACACCACTAACTAATAAACCTATGCCTGCACCGATTTCTCCGTACACTACAAACCACCATACTATAGCAGGTAGTTCCCAAGATTCAGCATCTTCTATACTGAACGGCCATTTGCTTAATCCCTGTTGTAAGAATACAATTGCAAGTGGTATACGTAATAGCCAATGGCTCAAACAAAATTCTGGTATTTTAGATAATATATTTCTCATAAATTTTCATCCTTGTGAAAGCAATCGAATGCAATGCCATAATACTTATTAAGAGTAACTTGTTGCCAGTTCTTCTTATCAGCAATAGCCATACATTGTTCTTTAGTAAATAATTCTTGCATTATATATTGGTTTCCCATGTATACCCAATCGGTACCGTTGTTACCCCACATTGAAATAACTAGTAAAAATTCTTTCATTACTTAAACTCCACGTTTGCCATGATCTCAGTCATACAAGCTACGACATTAAGTTCATGGTCTGCCACAAAGGCGTTTTTATATTGGTAGTCAGCAAGAATCAAAACAAGTTGTGGAATAGATTGAGGTGCTACATAATCATTCATCGAATCATATATTCCACGAAAGATAGCGGTTGCATCTATATCCATACTATTAACAACCCAATGGCGCATATTCTTAAAGTCTTTGTCTTTAAGATATTTAGCTAAGTCAGAAAAAGATTTATTTGTATCTAATGAACCAGACACAACAAGACTACCGCTTGTAGAATGTCTTTGAGCTTCATTTAATACTCTTCTCCAGTCGGGTGCATGTTTCATCACTAGATCAACAGGTGATTTTTCATCATGCTTTATAGCTTCTCTACCTAGTATATATAAAAGTCTTGCATGAAAGCTTGCCGCAAGTTTAGGTAAATCTTTCTTACTTGTATTAAACTCATATACACCACAACGAGAATGAAGTGGTTCGATGATTTTATTCTTAAAGTTACAAGTGAGAATAAATCGACAATTGTTCGCAAACTCTTCAATGAATCCACGAAGAGCTGGTTGAGTCGATTGGGCATTAAGATAATCGGCTTCGTCAAGGATAACAACTTTGTATCCACCTTGCAAAGAAACCGATGATGCGAATTGTTTTATCTTACCTCGTAAGGTATCGATATTGCCTTCTTCAGAACCGTTGATCATGATATAATCAAGACCTAGTTCATGGCAAAGGGCTTTAGCAACAGTTGTCTTACCAAGACCGGCTGTACCGGTGAAAAGCATATTAGGCAATTCACCGGTAGCCACAACATCATGGAACTGTTGTTTTAGTTCTTGTGGAAGAGTACAATCCACAATATTTTTTGGCCGATACTTTTCGACCCATAAAAAATCTGACATTACAAACCTCGTTCAACAAATACATTATATAATAAAAAGGTAGGTTTGTAAATTATTTTTGAGCCTCGTAGTTTTCACCAAGAGAAATAGCTTTCACACACTGATCACGTAACTGACCAATTGTAGATAACTCTTCTCCGCGGAATCCACCACGTTGTGCAACGGCGTCAATGACAGCAATCATTGAACGTCCCATTTGTGTTGATACCTGATAGATCTGATCATGATCAATAGGTACATTATTTTCGGCTTTTACTTCTTTAGCCATTTTATTCTCCATATGTTGAGGATTTTTCTAGAGCAATCCAATAGGATACACCTAGTTCATTATTAGAAAACTCTGAGATGAGTTTAGACGAAATTGCCACGTGGTAATCACCTGGTATAATCTTAAGATTAGAGATACTTATAACAAAGTTAAAAGGATCTTCAGGATAATTGCCGGCTATATCGATAGCGAATGTATTTGATGTAGCATTTTTACTATCAACAACTGACAAAGTTAGATGACCATTACCTGGTGTAATCGATACTTCATCATGACCAAGAGCCGCTGCGGCACGTTTGATACGACTCAGTGTGTTGGCATCTAAAGTAAATTGTACTTCGCACTGAGGCATTACAATCTTTTTAGATGGTGATGTCAACATGTCCGGATCTGAAAAGAAATACTTAACTTTTGACCGACCAGATGAATCACTGATTAGTACATAATCTTTCTCGAAGGATAGATTAGGTACATCAACAAGACCTAGGACATTGAGAAATTCATTCAAGTCATAGATCCCGAAGTCTTGAGGAAAGTCTTCAACAGTACTGGCTGCTGATAAAACATTCTTCGCTTCAGAAATAGTCTGAATACTATTGCCTTCATTGAAAACAATGTTTGAATTAATACCTGCATAATTCTTGAGAATAGACAGGGTATTTTCACTTAGTTCCATGATATACTCCATAATTTAGAATACTATTATACAACATTTTTGACGGATTGTACAACTTTATTTTACCTTGCTAAAGTTTTTATCTTTGATAAATTCCATCTTAGATTGAAACTTATCATCAAGGATTTCACCTTTATGCGATATTACAAAGACATTAGTATCTTCACCGAACGCATAAATTATTTTCATTAAATTACCCACACCCTCATGGTCCAATGACGAATCAAATGTCTCATCAAGTATGAGTAAGTTAGTAGCTACTGAGTTTTTCATCTTGGCAATCTGACGCCAAGTAAATAACAGAGCTAAATCTATTCTTTGTTTCTCACCTTCTGAAAACGAATCATAAGAAAAGTTATCACGATGACGAGATCGAATAGTCTCAGTAAAACTTTCATCTAGATTAAAATGTACAAAGAAATCTAGAATCTGTAAATACTGATTTGTAAGTTGATTGATGACTGGTAGATATTGTTTAATAATCTTTGTCTTAATACCGGTATCTTTCAACATCTCAAGAATAACTGTATTGTAAGTTACATCTTCGTTGATGCTTAATTTATGTTCAAAGTGTGCTTCACGTTGTTCTTGTAACTTAGCTAGTTCTTCTCTTGCCTTTGCTGTATCACCATCAGTACCTTTAATCTTATCGATCTGATTTGATAATACATTAATACGTTTTTGTAGACTATCTATAGAATTATTATTAGTAGTAACAATGGCTGTTTTATCTCTTATATCTGCAGACCTATTATCTAAATCAGTAAGATCTATTTCTACGGCTTCTGCTTCGTTAGCCAGATCTATAAGAGTGTCTTGATATATTGCAGCCTTGTCTTTAGCAGTCTTAAGTTTTTCTTGTTTGAGATCTATTGGTATCTCTTGCTCACATGTTGGGCAATTGTCGTGGTTCTCATAAAACTTAGATTCTTTTACAAGTGATCGTATCTTAGAATCGAAGTCAGCTTTATATTGCAATAACGATTGCTTCTTATCATGTCGTTCTTTAATCTTTTCTTGTAAGCCTCGTGAACGTCTTTCTATATATTGAGTATGTCTATTGTTCTCAGCCTGAAGTGTTTCTATCTCACTGCGTGCTTCATCTATCTCATCTGTCTTAGACTCAACTTCTGTATTAGCAAGACCTTCAACTTCTTTAATATAATTCTGTTGTAAGCTAATTTTGTCTTTTGCTAATTCTAAACTATAGTCAACATCCTTAAGATTATCCTTCAATAAGCTTTGCTTTTCTTTTAGGATCTGATTCATTTTAGAGAATACATTAATGTCCAGAAGATCCTCGATAACATCCCGCCGATGATGCGAGGGAAGTTGCATGAAAGGAATGAAGGAGGAGGATCCCAACACAACAATCTGATGGAAGCTTTTATGATTAAGCTTCAGAATGTTTTGTTCGAGAATCTTCTGGTACTCTTTGGCATGTGATGATTGATTAATCATCGTGCCATCAACGTAGATCTCAAACTTACCTGGTTTGATTCCACGAATGATTTTATATTCTCTTTGACCTATACTAAACTCAACTTCTACTTCACAATTCTTATTGTTAATAGAGTTGACTAGTTGTGGTTTATTAATATTTCGGTGAGGTTTGCCAAACAGAGCGTATGACAAAGCGTCTAGCATTGTAGATTTACCGGCACCATTGTGACCGATAACAAGGGTGGTTTTACTGCGTATAAAGTCTATCGTCGTAAAGTGATTGCCTGTCGACAAAAAATTACGATAACGCAACGTCTTAAATAATATCATGCAATTTCTAAAGATTGAGCCTCAGTCATAAGGTTGTACACATCCTTCTTGATACGTTCCTTACTCAGCTCAGTTTCTACTCCATCTATATAAGTATTCAACAATTCTGTTGTGTCTTCAAGGGAGATCTCATCATCTCCAACGTTTGATCCAATAAATTCATCAAAGGTCTCTTGGATCTTTAAATCATATATTGTCCTATTCTGTATTCTATCAACAAATCGATCAAATGTAAACTGATTTTTTCGATTTATTACAACTATTTTTACAAATTTATTTTCTACTTGACTTAGATCGTAATCCATATAATCAGTAGTACTATCATCATACCTAATCCTGTGGTGCAAAGTAAGAGGGTTCCTAATAGCTTCAAGCTCTCTCGTACCCGTGTCCAGAATATGGAAGTATTTGTTATCGTGCGCGTCATTCCAGAAAAACTCCATTTGACTACCAAGATAGGTTATATTATCTTGAGTTGATTTTGTATGGAAATGTCCTGAGTATACGGCTTCGAACCGTTTGAATAATGATCTGTCTAGACCATGTTCACACTTGATGCCTTTCATCATTTCATAACCAATAATATCAAAGTGTCCACCCATGATATCGGCTTTACATTCTTTGATAAACTTTATAGAACGTTCTTCGTTCTCAGCATCTATCCATGGGACTAATGCCATTTTTAATCCATCATAATCCATCACAGTTGGTTCATGGATAATATGGACTTCATTCATATAATGTCCAAGTAATTCTTTTAGACTATTTAATTCACCAGTATTCTTATAGTATACGTCATGATTGCCACGAATGATATCCATTGTAATGCCGTGTTGTCGTAACGGTTTAAGGAAGCAATGCCTAATCCGATTAATACACTTGAAATTAATGAATTTTCTATTATCGAAGAAGTCACCCAGGTGAACGATATGACGAATATCGTTTTCCAAAAGATAAGGAAAAAATACATCTGAGTAAAATTTCTCTGCGTTATCGAGAAATATGTCAGAGCTATTGCGAGTCCCACAGTGAGTGTCATTTATAATTGCTACTTTCATTTTAAAAATTCACTTAGGTCAGAATCAGCTTTCATCTCACGCTTTTTACGTTTTTCTTTTTTGACGAATTCTTTAACTGCGTCATCCGTAGCCTTTACCTTATCTATACGATCTTTAAGGAAGTCTACGAATTGTTGAGCCACGGTATTTGCAAGTGTGTCACCCTCTACTTCAACAAACGTTTCTAATCCCGAACTAGTGAGATATTTGAGTTTGATGTCTTGTTGCTTTTTCTCTTTAGCAATACGACGGAGAAATGCATACCACGTGATTTGAGTAAAATATGCAAATGCATTTGGTTTTCCAGTTCTTGTTGCGGTTTCTAAATTATAATTCTCTATTGCCTTTAAGCAATTCTCAACAGCATCCATTACCATTTCTTCTCTATATGTATAACGAATGAAATTTGATTTATGAGATAAGCCTTCCGCTATCTTGAGAAAGCATGATGCTATGTAATCTGTTACAATAGGTAGCTGCTCATTTTTTGCTTTAGCTTTTCTAACTTCTGTTACGTATTCAACAACGGCAGCTGAGAAGTCTGCATTATTTACGTAGTGAATACTTTGACGTTTAGTTCTTGCCATAACTTGTCCTTTCACATATATCATACTATATTTTTATGGCGATGTACACTAAATTTTTTTAAAAAAAAGTAAAAAAAAGTATGTACAAACCGGCTGGTTGTGGTATAATAATAAAGAGGTTTTTGAGGTGGGTGGTATACCCTAGTGTAATTTACTCTTATCCATTTTCGGGAATGGTAATATATTCTCTGCTATCTCTTCTTTTTCTATCTCTTCTAATTCTTCATCAGTTGGACCCTCGTTGAATTTTAAATATTCTTGTAGAGTGTCACGATAGTTATTTAATATTTCTCGCGTCGGGCTTGCTTGAGAAACAATTAAGTCTCCGTTCAATGCAATGTTATATCCTTCTTCGATTTGTCCAACCATAAAAGGCCGAAGAGTACATAACCTCATAGCTCCTGTTGGAGATTGTAAGAATACTATCTCAAATGCATTTTTAGCAAGTATAGTAGCATTATGATCATCATCCCATTGAACGATCTCACACAAAACTTCTTCGCCGCTTGATAATTTTAATTGAATTATTTCTTGATCGGTCATGTTTTAAATTCTATCTCGTATATTTTATAGTTAAAAGATTCTCTTGAATATATTCTAATACGTTCTGCACTATGCATTAGTGTGTAGTTCTTACGTCCTTTCCAATGCAAGTCGTCCGCCAAGTCAAAGAGCTTCGTAGTCCTAGAATCGTCTGATTTCCTAAGTCCTCTTCCAATTGACTGCAAGACTTTAATCTGAGATTTTGAGGGAGAGGCAAAAATAATGTTGTGTAAATTACGAATATTAATCCCAGTACTAAAAGTGCCCAATGAGGCCACGATAATTGCATTCTTCTGTTTCTCCACTATTTTACGAATAGCTTCTCTATCAGCCGTCTCCACATCTCCTGATAC